CAGTAATCGTTTCATTGGCTTGCGCCTTAGACGCTTGCGCCTCTTTTGCCGCCTTGCCAGTAACAACTTGTGCTTTCAACTCAATAACTTTTGAATGCGATTTTGTTGCGCCGTGGAAATCATCTTCGAATGTTCCGTTGAAAGCTTCGACTGTAGCGTTGTTGAGTGCTGTAGAGTTTTTCATTTTATTAAATCCTAAAAGGTTAAGTTGATATCGTACAATTAATATAATCGCTTGATTGGTGATTACAAGGTATGAGCAATGTTTTTTTTTAAAAGCTTAAATTTAGTGTCCTGCTGCAGGACGTTAAATGGGCTAGCTGCTGCGTGCTGCACTGCAGCATATGGTAGGTCTTTTTTTTACACTATAGAGACAAGCTCTATTTCATACATAAAAGCTTGTTTCACTCGCTCAATTCCCAAAAGCCCCTGTAAATAGCCTATTTTAGCGTTCAAGGGATAGATAATCAGTACTTTTATTCAATAAAATCAATGCTTTACAATGTTATGCACCTATTTCTGGCCAATACTATCATTATTTCTACAGGATTGACCCCCCTGCGGCGGCCACCCCCCACCCGGTATGTACGTATGTATGTACTCTGCAACACACGGGGTTTTTCAATAGCACAACTTAAAGCAGAACACAAGTTTAACCCTTGACACACACATAAAACCATGATACACTTACTCTATGCAGCTTGAATTGTTTGAATGGCAAGATAAAAAACAGTGCAATACTTGCTCTGAAGTAAAACCAATGGATAGCTTCTATAACTATAAGTATAATACAAATAAAAAGATAAAAAAATGCATTACTTGTTATAACGCCTACCATAAAAAAAGGTACTATGAAAACCATGAGTATAGACTAAAGCAGCAATCTGATCGTGCTAAGAATAATCCTGACAAAAACCGAGCAAGGAACGCTAAACGTAGAGCTAGAAAGTTAAACGCTACTCCTAAATGGCTTACAAAGCAGCAAAACCAAGAAATAATAAAAGTTTACAAAGAAGCAAAACGTTTAGAGGAACTTACAGGCGAGATATATCACGTTGACCACATAGTGCCACTAAAAAATAAGCATGTTTGTGGATTGCATGTGCCTTGGAACTTACAAGTTCTACCTGCAAGTGAAAACATGAGTAAGTCTAACAAGTTTATCTCAGAATGTTTCACGTGAAACAATTGCAACGAGTGCATTTGCATGTGTGTACACTACAAAGTCTCAAATAGTGGAACAAGATAGCTATTATTGTGCTTTTTATGCAACACTTTTAAAGAAAAGCACCTAGCTAGGGTGTTTTTGGGGTTGACATGGGGTGTTATTTGTGTAAAACTACGGTAGTAGGTAGTAGTTAAACTTTAAAGTTTAATTATCATGTTAAAACAAAAAAACACTTAACTAAAAGTTTAACTTACTACTTCGCATTAAGAAAAGTTTAACTTTAAAGTTTAACTATAGCTAACTATTTCTTATTATTTGTATAAATCACAACAAAACACTTGACTTAAAGTTTAACATAAGTAAAACTATATGAAAATAGACAAACAAGAATCTGTACTAGAGACATTTTACCTAGCGTTAGCTTCCAGTAACAACAAGGCGTTACATGAAGTTCACATCCCTATGTCTGATGTATTCTATGTACGAGCAGCTATTGAGGCTGACACCGGGGTTAAGTATACGTTAGACCACGTTGAGCGTTCAATGTACTTAGAGGGTCACTTAGGGCGTAAGGATGTCTTAGACCCTGATAGACCAAGAGGATATTGTAGCTATGACTGAAAAATATGATTTTCCTGTGACTTATTTTAGTATGGTTAAAGGTAAAAAATTAAAGGATGTAGATAGAAGTAAGCCTGTTAAAGTTAATGCAGGTGCTTCTCGTTCTGCTACACAATCAGGTACTCCTAAAATATCAAGCAAACTTATGGCAGAGTACAAAGCTGAGATAGCTACCATAAAAGCTAAGAAAAGTGCTAGACGTAGTAAAGCTATTAAGTCTGTGCTACAAGCCGAGGGTAAAGGGTAGCTACGATGGTTAAACAACACTTTGATGATTGGAAAGTAATGCCACGGCTTATGATGCTTGTGGTTACGCTTTTAACTTACCAAGTCACACATTGGTACATGGGTTTACCTGACCCTACCATACAGCAGAGTGGACTTGTATCAGTTGTAATGGGTGCCTTGACAGGTTGTTTTGGCATATGGATGGCTAAAGAATGATAGGACAACTCATAGGTAGCCTCACAGGTTTAGCCACAAGCATTATAGATGGCAAGACCCAGATTAAGCTCACTGAAGCTGAGATAAAGAAGAAGCAGCTTACAGGGGAGTTAGATTGGGACTTAGAAGCTATGAGAGCTACTGAGAACTCATGGAAGGATGAATGGATTACTTTGTTGTTTAGCATTCCTCTTATATTAGCTTTTTGTGGTGATTGGGGTAACGACATAGTAGCACGTGGGTTTGCAGCGTTGGAGGTTATGCCTCAGTGGTATCAGATAGCGTTAGGTGGTATTGTTAGTGCTTCCATAGGAATGCGTTCAGTGAGTAAGTTCTTTGGAAAGAAGTAACAATGTGATAAAAATGCCACAGTTAAGCGAGACTGACAGGCAATACATTACATTAGAGAAACAGCAAGAGTTAATACGAGAGCAATCAAAGCTCATAGAGGAGAAACGAAATGGGGTTTAAACTTTCAACACGTAGCACAGGCCGACTTGAGGGTATTAACCCTGATTTGATTACAGTGGTCAATACGGCTATTACTTTAACTAAGGTAGACTTTGGAGTAACATGCGGTATGCGTACCGTAGAAGAGCAGGAATTGCTTGTAGCTAAGGGTGCCTCACAAACTATGGCAAGTAAGCACATAACAGGCCATGCAGTTGATCTGGTAGCTTACGTTGGTCCTAACATTACTTGGGCTTTGAATATGTATGACGATTTAGCTGATGCAATGGCTAAGGCTGCAAAGTTACACAGTGTTCCGCTTAAGTGGGGTGCAGCATGGAGTGTAGGTGACATATCTAAGTACTCAGGTACAATGGAAGATGCAATGAATGAGTATGTAGACTTACGCCGTTCTCAAGGTCGTAGGCCATTTATTGATGCTCCACATTTTGAACTTATGTAAGGCTTATGTACTACTTTGTTCTTATGGTATATCTAGGTACAGCTAGAGAGTTAATATCAGAGGGCAAAATGGTGTTTGACAATATAGAACATTGCAATTACTATGCTAGAGAGATAACCAGACGCTACAGTTCACACGGTATAGCTCCACAAGACAGAGTTGTAGCGTACTGTTTACCTAAAGTGAAAGAAAAGCAATGAGTATAGAATACAGGGGAGAGACATTTGCAGGTTATAACAAGCCGAAGCGTACCCCTGATCACCCGAAAAAAAGTCATGCCGTTCTTGCGAAAGAAGGTACAACCATCAAGCTCATCAGGTTTGGTGAACAGGGAGCGAAGACCGCCGGGAAGCCAAAAAAAGGTGAATCCGACAAGATGAAGAAAAAACGTGCATCCTTTAAAGCAAGACACGGTAAAAACATAAAAAAGGGAAAACTCAGCGCAGCATACTGGGCTGATAGGACAAAATGGTAACACGCTATAAAGGATAACATATCATGGCAACTACTACACTCACACAAGGTATTGAAGCATACCAAACTGACATTACATTTGGTAGTGGCATTGACGTAACAGGCGCAGGAGCTTTTAGTGGCGCAGTAACTTCTTTGCGACCTATTGAAAGTATTACTGATGCAACACGTACTGTGCTTGCTGCTGAGTCAGGTACAATTTTTAGTCTTAACCGTGCAGCGGGGGTTGTTGTAACTTTACCTGCTGCTGCTGTTGGGCTTAACTACAAGTTTCACATTGGTATTACAGGTACTGGTACACTTACTATTAATGCTGCTACATCTGCTGACACTCTTCAGGGCGTAGTAATGATGCACGACAAAGATGAAGTAGGTTCTGTTGTTGTTCTTAATGAGAACATTCAGACTTCTGCTTTTGCTGTTCCTGCTGCTGCAGATCATCAACTTGTAATGTCTGCTGACACTAAAGGACGTTTTGTCGGTGGCATGGTTGAATATACCTGCCTGTCAGACTCTAAGTGGGTTGTAGAGGGACATCTCTTTGGAGATGGTAACTCAGTAACTCCATTCACATAATTTTAATTTGCTACAATAAAAGAGGGGGAGTTACTAATGTCAGGACCAACTAAGATATCTGTAACTCCCCCTTTGGGCAAACGTAACTATCGTAAGGAATACGATAACTACCACGCCAAACCAGAGCAAAAGAAAAAGAGAGCCTCACGCAACTCTGCACGTAACGGCAGTGGAGCAAAAGCGGGGCAGGACGTTCATCACAAGAATGGCAATCCTTTAGATAACAGGAAGGGCAACTTAGCTGTTGTATCTCCTAGCTCTAATAGATCGTTTCCTCGTGATCGTAACGCAGGAAAACGTAGGAGTTAAAACACAATGGTTGACCAAGCCGCATTGGTAGGAGAACACTTAGGGTGGGCTGTAGAAGCTGCAGTTACTCTAGGTGATACTGCTACTACACACGTAGTTTGCACTGACGCTAAGATGGTGCTTATTGAGACAAGTCACGCTTTAGATATAGGTTTTGCTGCAGCAGAAGCTAACATTACAGATAACGATATTATGTTACCTGCTGGTGTTCACAGTCTTGTTGTACCTAAAGCTATAGGTAACGCTACAATTTTAAATTACAGACGAGGTAGCGGTTCAAGTACGCTAGTTCGTGTAGTATTAACCTAAGAGGGGTATAATAAAATGAGTAAATTTGGAGATGCGTTTAAAGCAGCGCGTAAGAAGTTTGAAGGTTCAGGCTCACCTAATGACTACGTATTTGAGTTTAATGGTAAAAAATACAGTATTCTTAAAAAGGGCGAAACTAAGTCAGGTGTAATGAAGAAGTTTAAAGGCGTATCAAGGTCTTTAACACCTAAGTTGCGTCCTACTACCCCTGAAAAGAAAGCTAAAATTCCTGAAGGTCGTGGAATTAACGCCACTGTACCACGTAAAGGTACAGCTAGACCGGGCGGTACTGCTGTGCCACCAAGTACAGGTGTAGGTGGAGGTATTTTTGCAGGTAAGGGTAAGGGTTCAGATAAACCTAAAGCTAAGACAGGTCCAAAGGTTGAACAAAAACGCAGAGCAGATAAAAAATCAAGTATGCCTGATGAGCTTTCAAATGCCCCAATGGATAGCAGTAAGGGTCGTACTATGTCTGACCTTAAGGGCGAGGCAAAATTACGTAATCAAAAGCCTAGAAATCCTAGAGACAATCAAGCTAAAACAGGTATGTCTTTTAGAGACGAGGCAATGCTTAGGCGTTTAGCGCGTAAGCTTGAAGCAGAAAAAGCTACAAAACGCCGTTTAAAAAGAGAAGATACTAAAAACGCTAATCGTATTCAAAGGGATAGTGAATCTCGTAGGCGTTCAGGTCAAACTAATATGCCAACACCTTCTAAGCCTCAAATTAGTGCTGCAGCTAGGCGTAAGATGGATAACGAGTATGAACGTCCTCAGAGGGTAGGAAAAGATGCTCCTAGAGGTAGAATGTTAGCAGATGATTACTATGATGCTTACAATCTCGGTGGTGACGTACCTGCAAAAAAACCTATGGTTATGAAGGGTGGCAAGAAAATCCCAGCATACGCTGCAGATGGTATTGGCAAAATGAACAAAGGTGGAATGACTAAGAAGTCAGGCTACATGGGCGGCGGTATGGCTAAGAAGAAGTCAGGTTACATGGGGGGCGGTATGACAAAGAAAAAAGGTGTCATGACTTACAACATGGGTGGCATGGTCAAATCCCAAGTTAATAATTTAAAAGGAAAGAAATAATGGCTATACCAGTTTTAATTATGCTTGGAGGTCAGCTACTACGTATTGCGGCCCCTAAAGTTGTAAAACAACTCGTAAAATTAGGTGGAAAACTTGTACAAAAAGCACCTAAAGGTAAGACTCCTGTAAATGTAAATGCAGGTAATATATCTACAGTTGTTAAAAGTGCTAGGGGTAAAAAAGTTGTACCTAACTCAGGCTCAAAAGGTACACAATTAACTAAACCTAAAAATACACAAGGCGTGACAGGTGGTAGGAATACACAAGTAGCTAAACCTAACAACACTTCTGTAGCTAAACCTAGAGCTAACTCAGGTTCAAAAGGTACACAAGTAGCTAAACCTAAAAACACTTCTGTAGCTAAACCTAGAGCTAACTCAGGTTCAAAAGGTGGTGATAGCAAGGTTGTAGGTATTAACCCTAAAGCATTTAGAGGTGCAGCTACTAAAGCACAGCTATTGGGTACTGTACTTGATAGCAAGAATGTTACTACAAAACCTGTGCCTGCTTCAAAGCCTTCTGGCCCTTCCAAACGTCCTAACAATAGGCCGTCTCCAAAGGTTGCACCTTCTGGCCCTTCTACACGGCCTAACAACAAGCCTACTTCAGGTGCAATGACGCTTAGGACTTACTTAAATAAAGCTATTGATAAACGAGGGTCTACTTTGTCAAAAGAAAAAGCTAAAGGTAAGAACTTTAAGAGTATTGCTGCAGCTAAAAAAGGCAAAAGTTTGTATTACATGAAAGGTGATACAATTATGGCGGCTGTGTATAAAGAAGACCTTAAAAAGTAATGCATAACGGGATTGCAAACTTGTATGTAGTCCTTTAAGTCAAAGCATGGTATAACTGTCTGTGGTAATACATAGAGGAGTTATACCATGTTTAAAACATTTATCAAAGCACTACAAGACAGTCAAATGCGTAGAGTACAATACTGGCAGTTAGTTAATATGTCAGATTCTGCGCTTAGAGACATTGGAGTCACACGTGGCGAGATCAAAAGCAAGTTCTACAATAAAGAAGACATCTAAAGTAAATGAGGCGGGTAATTATACTAAGCCTGCTTTGCGTAAGCGTCTTTTTGCAAGGATTAAAGCTGGAAGCAAAGGGGGTGCGGCAGGTCAATGGTCAGCCCGTAAAGCACAGATGCTTGCCAAAGCATATAAAGAAGCAGGAGGAGGATACAAGTCATGAAGGGTGTAAAACATTATAAGAAGGACGGTACTGAACATAAAGGTAATACTCACAAGATGCCTGACGGTTCTTTGCACACTGGTAAAGCACACAGTAAAACAAGTGTAAAACTTTTTCACTTTAAAGATTTAAGCAAGACCGTACAAGCTAAGTTAAAAAAAAAGTAGTTAAAATGAACGAGGGTGGTTTGGCTGCAAGTCAAAAAAGCCTTAACTCATGGACTAAGCAGGATTGGAGAACTAAGAGTGGTAAACCTTCTACGCAAGGTTCAAAAGCTACAGGAGAACGTTACCTTCCAGCTAATGCTATCAAGGCTATGGGTGCTGGGGCGTATGCAGCTTCTACAGCTAAAAAGAGAGCGGATACTGCAAAAGGTAAGCAAGTCTCTAAGCAACCTAAAAGGGCGGCTAAAGCTGCCAAGCCGTACAGGAAAGTAACATGAGTAGAGTACTAAACGAAAAGCAACAACTCTTTATGCAAGTCTTGTTTGATGAGGCACAAGGAGATGTTGTACAAGCTAAGAAGCTGGCAGGTTATGCAGATGGCTCTGCTACTAAGACTATTATAGAGGGCTTAAAAGATGAAATCTTTGAGGCTACAAAGTCTTACATGGCGCGTCTTGGACCTAAAGCTGCTGTAGCTTATGGTAGTGCTTTGGTTGATCCTACACAGTTAGGCATTAAAGAAAAAATGGTTGCAGCAGGACAGATACTTGACCGTGCTGGTGTAGTTAAGACTGAGAAGGTTGCAGTAGAAGCTAGTGGTGGTTTGTTTATCTTGCCGCCTAAAGAAAGTAATGATGATTAAGCACTTTGCGTTTAATGACTTAGGTTATTGGATGTTACCTAAGCCTAAGAAGCTACGACATTGGGAGAGAATACCAAGGCTAGTTAAGTTTATACCTTTTGGCTATGAGATAGACCCAAAAGATGAT